TGCATTATCACTTTTTAACTCATCGGGCATTGCCTGAGCAAAAGGAGTAAGTCCATTACTAGGAAGATTCTCCATGTCCGGCAGTTTATTTATAACTTCAGAAAAGGACTTATGGTCTGCTCCCCCTCGGTATATATGCTCTTGATTTAGTGCATGAGCATAACAAAATAACCAGTCATAGTTCTCTTGGGTCTCTCTGGCCCATATAGTACAAGGATGATTGTACATTGTAGGAAGATAAGGAAAATCTCTTACTGGGTTTTTCTTTTCTTCTTTTAGTACAGCCCACTCTTCGCTTGTTAGCTTTCGAGGAATATAACCTAAGTGTTTATCTATCCAGTGATTTGTGCAAAGCATTTGGGCAGCTTCTAGCTGCATTTTACCCGAATGGGCATCAATATGGTACTCTGCACACACATCTACATTTTCATCAAGTATAAAAATATTCATAAAACATATTATAGTTGTTTTAGGGATTTTTGTCAAGAAATATTTAGGGGTTTATCCCAAATATTTAAGTTCAGACTTATACGTTTGCCAGATATAAAATCTGTGATCTTATGTAACACACCCGGAGCTAATAATACTAGTTTTCCTGTAGTAGGTATTATTTCCACATCGTCCCTTACTAGCTTTAGATTGCCTCCTACTAGATTATCAACTTGTAGATATAATATAGCGCTGCAAAGAGGATAACGAGTTTCTCCAGTTTCTGCATATAGCACTTCGTCTTTATCAACATGTTCTTCAGGTAGAAACCAATGTGCATCTTGATGCCATTCCTCTAATCCTATGGCATTAGTAATATCGGCAAACTCATCTTTAACTTCATCTAAAACTTTATTATGATAAAAACTTTTTGAAGGAAGATCGTGCCATCTGCAGGTAAAAGGTTTAAAAGTTTTTTCTTTAAACACTTGTGATGCTTCTTGTTGGGATAAAAAATTATCTATGGTTCGCCAAACTTTCATTTTTTGTCCAAATCGTGATGGAATATTTTTCACCCTCTGTGATCGGTAAGCTACCGTGAGGGTGAGTTATTTGTCCGGGCCAAAGAAGTAAGTCTCCTACTTCTATATTTTTGTTTGTAAACTTTTGTTTTGGAAAAAACAATTCTCCTCCACTATACTCGTTGTTCAACTTTATACTACCTGTAATGTAGCTATCGTCATGGTGCACTCTAAGATCAAGTTTGCCCTCTAAGTGATACCTTACAGCAAACATACTTGCTATATCTATCTCTGCCGATTCTATATCCCAATACTTTGATGCGACGTCAAAAGCCTGCTGAAGGCCGGTTTTTATTATATCATACCAGCCTGGCAGGTCTTTTTCAAAATGTATGTCATCTGTATGGTAGACTAATCGAGGATTATATTCCCAACTATTTATTTCTATTGCGGAATTAAGTATTGTCTCACATATTTCTTTAGGTAAAAACTTAGTATGTAGTATATCAGAACTAACAGGACTGAGTTCTATCGGTTCAAATAGTTCACGAGACATTTTCCATTCTCGACATAAGCCGCTCCGCACGATTGGTTACTTGCTTGTGCCAGCGAGAGTCCCGTCCTTCTACTGCTGCACGTTTCCAATTCCCTTCCTGCAATGCATCTGTAAAGTTTTTAAACTTACTCAAACGTGTTCTGCCCATGTTAAACATCATATTAACCAGGATTTGCTGGACCTCGTCTGGAAACTCTCCAAACTCCCGTTCGCCGTATAAAGCTCCACATTCGCTGATGGCAAGATCAAGGTCTGAGTCGAAACAGCTCCTAACTCTCTCTTCACTAACCTCTGTTCCAACTGGTTTTCCGAATTCCTCGTCACTTGTTTGGACAAGATGACCGACCCCAAATGTATCGTACCCAAGATGGTCTTTATAGATTGCATACACTACTCCTTCATCGATCTTTAGTTGTTCAAATACTGCTTCTCTGTTCATTAAATCTTCCTCTAGTCTTGCTAGGACTTTTCTTTTAGTCCTCTGTTTCATTAACCTCATCCCATGTTGTCACGGTTCGGTAATAAACTACTACTTCTTTCATTTCACGGATATACCTACGAAGCTCTTGCATGTTATAGGACATTAATTCATAATCGCCTACAGACATAGCAAAGAATACGACGTTTCCACCAGATTCCTTTTTAATTCGTTCGATAAATTCGTCCAGATTTTTACTAGAAACAACGTACCAGTTGGGTTCTTTTAAATCAATCTGTCGAGGGAGATCCGGCTGCAGGATCTCTATTCGTACTGGTTTTGTTACTGTTATTATCTCCGGCTCCGGCGCTTTCGGGAGCCAACTGCACCCCGTCATCAAGAGTATCGATGTCGCGGCTATCGTTTTCAATGGAGTCAAATACTTGTTTTGTTGCATTGTTCGCTCTTTTTTCTATTAGGCCAGGTTTTGCTGTGGCAAGTTTTGTTAAATTATGACGAGAGAAAATATCAAGGTACCGAGACATCTCACCTTCAATTTCTTGATTCTTTCTCTGCATACCCTGCAGAGCTTCTGTCTGTTTTTTAGTTTGAAGCTGTAATTCTTTAAAAGCCGCTTCTTGCTCTTCAATAGCAGCTCTTTGCACCGCTATATTTTTTTGTAGTTTAAGATTTTGATCCCACAGCCCGTAAGTAGCGGCACCTAAAACTAGAGTTGTCATTGCGAAAAACTGCCACATAATTATTCCTCTTCAGGATCGAACTCAATGATCCCCTCGGACTCTAGATAAGCAAGAGCGTGTTCTATGCCTGCTGCATGTCCGGATTTCCAACTGGTATAAGAAGCTCCCGCCACACAAAATAATGCTATAAAAAATACTATTGGCTCTACCATAAGGTACTCAACTTGCGATTGCAAGGCTTTCTGAATTAACGTATATTATAATCGAATCTAACAGAAATGTCAAGAAATATTTTTTGAGATCTATTTATCAACTGCTAAAAATAACTCTTGACTTTCGATGTTGAATCTACTATAATATCTATAAGTTGTGAAAGGAAGATTATGAAAGTATACACGAAACGACCTTGGTCTCACAAAGAAAGAGAACTACTTCGAAAGGTGTATCATTTCTGCAATGAGAAAGAGCTGCAGGAACACTTTCCTGATAGGTCTTACAATGCTTGCGTAAAGCAGGCTAAATACTTACAGGATCGTGGATGGGCATTTCGAAGAAAATTACGATAGCATTAGCTATGGTTATAAGTCAAAGTGCTTCTGCAGACACTAGATTAGAAGATCTACAATGTCTCGCAAAAAATGTATACTTTGAAGGACGTAACCAACCTTGGGTAGGTCAAGTAGCTATAGCGCAGGTTACCCTGAATAGGGTGAGAAGCGCTGCATTTCCTAACACAATATGTGAAGTAGTCAAGCAAGAGAGAAGAAAGATATGTCAGTTCAGTTGGTACTGTGATGGTAAATCCGATCAACCTAAAAGCGCTGTAGACTACGATAAGGCAACCGATATAGCCATTCAAGTATACTCTGGTACTATACCTGATGTAACAGAAGGGGCACTTTGGTATCACGCAACATATATTAGAAAGCCCTTTTGGGCATATTCTATGCAGGAGATAGTGAAAATTAATGAACACATTTTTTATAAGCAATGATCCCTTTGAAGAAGAGGAAGAACTAAATACAGAAGCTCTGTCAGTCGAAGAGATGGATGAGCTATTTGAGGATGGTGAAATACTTTTCGACTGGGACGGTGATGCACTTGCATCTGCAGGGTTCGGTACAGACGAAGATTACGGTTATGGCACAGAGGAGTGGTAACATAAATGGCTAAAAGTAAAACATCCACCACTAGCAAGAGTGAGAGACGCTCTTCTATTGGTGTAAAGAACAGAGATCCTATGAAAAGAGTACTCAATCAAATTGATGCTTGGAAAAAAGGAAAGAACGTGGTATTAACTATAGAAACCAATGATCCTACCATGCGCTTCAAGCGTGTAAATGCTTTGGATGTGTGGGGAAGCCCCTTTAAAAAGGTGAAGGATGAAGGTTAGAGTTAAAAACAATAATGTAGATAGCGCACTTAGAATATTAAAGCGAAAAACAAAAGATACTTTAATTGGTCTAAGAGACAAGCAATACTACGAAAAAGGTAGCGCGAGACGACATAAAGCAAAAGCAGCAGCTCGTATTCGTGAAAGAAAAAGGCAAAGAGATGAAAATAAGAGCACACGGTGATCCCACTAACTTTGAACTCGTAGGAGACTTCATGGAAGCCTTCGGGCAAGAAGTGAACTGTGAGCCTACGCTACGCGATCAAGATACACAGGATCTCCGAATTGACTTAATTCAAGAAGAACTAGATGAATTAGCACTCGGAATTGATAATAACGATATTGTTGAAGTAGCTGATGCACTAACAGATCTTCTATATGTCGTATACGGAGCTGGACACGCTTTCGGTATTGATTTAGACGAGTGTTTCACAGAAGTACATGAAAGTAATATGTCTAAGTTAGGCGAGGACGGCAGACCTATTTACAGAGAAGATGGTAAGGTTCTTAAAGGACCTAACTATTTTGTACCTAACTTAGAGGAAATATTACTGTGATACACCCAAATTTTGAAATTCAGAAATTTGACCGAGATTGTCAGTTCTACTTTTTACCAACTGTTTGGTATGAGTATGACAGTTTTGGTCACATTACGTGGCATTCGTTATGCTTTGCATTTCTAAATGTCATACTTAAATTAGACCTAGAACTTCATTAGTAAGTATACGGTCTGAGACGACGAGAGTCGTTGTAGAGCTTAGCTTATGTTGGAAACAATTTTCGAATTGGCAGTTACGTTTTGGCAGTGGGTTGTATTTGCTGTACTTGTAGGAATAGGATTTATCTTTAGTAAATTTGATGGACAGGGAGAGCATCGTGTAGGCTTCGAATATGATGAGATGCCTCATATGAAACCTCTTCCAATTCAAACTAAGGATAAAGGCTTCTTCAAAGGTATTTGGCACTGGTTGATGGGTGTGCGACAGTGGGAGATCTGTGATGATTTCCACTTCTCTCTCAATGGAGATAAATATGTCGTACCAAAAGGCTTTGAGTTTGATGGTGCGTCAGTACCAAAATTTTTAGCTATGTGGCTGTCGCCTACAGGTGTGTTACTAATGGGTGGCTTGGTACATGATTATGTATACAAGTTTGCTTGTTTAACATGGGACGATGGTAGAAATACTAAAAAAATGACACAATCCGAAGCAGATAAACTCTTTCGTGATATCTGTATTGAAGTTAATGGGTTCAAGTTTTTGAACTACTTAGCATATTGGGCTTTGGCAGCAGCAGGCTTTGTAGCTTGGAATGGCCACAAGAAAAGAGGTACACATATATGAAATATTTAAGTAAACTAATGGGCGAAAGAACTTCCATGGACGGCGTAGTACTTATTACGCTTTGCGGTAGTTTTCTACTGCTTGGAGGTCTTGCAGAGATAGCAGCATGGGCTGGTTTAGCTTATGGTATTTTTACTCTAGTGAGAACGGAGGACTAATGGCATATTCTGACCAGGTAATGGATCATTACGAAAACCCACGCAACGTGGGACGTTTTGATAAAGAAGAAGAAAGTGTCGGCACAGGTATGGTGGGAGCACCTGCCTGTGGCGATGTAATGCAATTACAAATAAAGGTTACAGACGATGGAATTATCGAAGATGCTCGATTTAAAACTTACGGATGCGGAAGTGCTATCGCGTCTTCCTCCTTGCTTACCGAATGGGTTAAAGGTCGCAGTCTTGACGAAGCTGGGAGTATTACAAATTCCCACATCGCAGAAGAACTCGCACTGCCACCAGTCAAAATCCACTGTAGTGTACTTGCAGAAGATGCGATCAAAGCTGCGATAAAAGATTATAAGGATAAACACAATGGCTAAATCAATTGAAGTAGATGAGAA